GCACAAGGTAAAGATTTAGATGATCCTACAAGACTAGATTTCTATTTAAAGTCTATTGTGAAAGGTGGGTCGGCATCCTTCTTGGCAGATGCAATATCAGCTACTTCAGATCCAACAGAACGTAGTATTAAAGACTTCGTTATCCCTGCTGCCTTCAAAGACGTTATGAGTGTAGGAACAATGGTATCAGGTGCAGGAACAGCTTATCTAACAGAACGTGATTCTAGTTATGGAGCTGAAGCTGTAAATACGATTAAGAACAACATACCATTTCAGAACCTTTGGTACAGTAGGTTGGTCTGGGATCGCTTAGTGATAGCTGAACTACAAGAGCTATTTGATGAAGGCTACAGAGAACGTAAAGCAAGAAGACAAGAATCTAACTACGGTATCAGTTATTGGTGGGATCTTGATAATGAAGAAATACGTGTTCCTGATATTAATTTAAAGGTGGTGTTTTAAAAAGTATGCTGACATTAAATGAAGCCATTATTGATGTAAAAGAA